AACGACAAGGAGACAGACATGCGACTATTTGCCATCGATAACGACAACACCATCACAGCCTTCCCTGCCGCCGAGAAGATTCCGGAAGGCCAAGAGCATTTTGCCAGCGAGAAAGAACTCGCCAAGCTCGCCGCCACCTGGCCCGCGGACCGCATGGTCCAGGTCTGGAACAGCTTCGCTGGCGTCGCCGGGTTTGGCGGCGACCTCAAGCCGGTCAAGAAGTTCACGGACCGCAAGAGCGCCGTGGCCCGGATCTGGAAAGCCATTCAGAAACTGGACGCCCCCGACGCGCCCCCGACCGCCGACATTGCGCCGAAGGGCAAGAGGTCGAAGAAGACTGCCACCCCCAAGGACGCGGCGCCCACGGCGCGCGAGGGCAGCAAGAAGGCCATCATACTCGAGCTGCTGCGCCGCAAAGAAGGTGCGACCCTGGCCGAGATCGCCAAGGCCACCGACTGGCAAAACCACAGCATCCGCGGCTTCATCAGCGGAACCATTGTCAAGGAAATGGGCCTCGATGTCGAGTCGGGCAAGAACGACGCTGGTGAGCGCCGGTACCGAGTCCGGTAGAACCCATCGCCTCAAGATCGCCGAATCGCCGTCCGCTGCCGGGCGGCGTTTCTGCTTCATGGCGCGAATAGCACACGGCCGACTAGCGCCGGCGGGAAGGCTGACTCCCTACTTGAACCAATGGGGCCGTCGCGGTACCCAGCGCGGAGGGAAGCGCCGTTCGTCGCGATACCAGGGATCGATACACCGCCCTCTGGCATCGCGGCCTGGACCCCACCCGCCATCCTTCCCTTGCGCGGCGCCCTGAGCCGGTGGCTCGCTTGCCGGTGGTGTAGCTGCCGCCGCGCCCGGCTTGACCACACACACCGGGCAACAACGCGGGCAAAACGAACCCCGGCGAAACAACGGGCGATGCATCTTCTCAGCCCGCCGGCCACACAGTAGGCACGGGCTACTCAAGCTTGTTGACTGAACGCACGGTTCCATTCTCCTCCTTCAATCTCAATCAGATCTGCGATTGAACCAATCTCGTGGTTCGATCCACGGTTCACGATCCCTCCTCTGACGTGCCGGCTGCTGTGCCTGCTGCCGCGGCACATCCTCACCGGCGGCCTTCGCCGCAAGCATCATTTCGAGTTGCTGTGCCTGTTTGCTCAAGCGGAAGCCGCCCGCGACCAGCGATTGCAGCGCGGCGTAAGCATAGTTGCGCGCGTCCAAAGCTTCGTTCCGTGCGCCGGCCTTCTTCGTCCATTCGCGATGCGCGAAGCCCTTGGAGTAACGCACCCGGCAGGTCTCAGCCGTGAGCTGCTCGAAGTAGCCCAAATCGTACTGGTCGGTAATCGGAAAATGGCAGAATCCCGGCCCACGCTCCGTGATCTTCAGCCTGGCGTACAGCGCCTCTTTGGCGGCATCCACACCTACCATCCATAGCGGTCGCCGGTCTGCGCTGTGACCATGCATGCGCGGCCAGATTGGACGCTGGCCCGCCACACCTTTGATCGGATACACCCTCCGGTGCGTCCGCTCGTTGCAGAACTGTTGCACGATGGACTGGTGGAATCCGGAGTCCACACATGCCGCAGCAATTCTCAGTTCCCGCCCGCACGGGTGCTCGAACATCAGCGAGAGCGCCTGGTCGAGCATGTCCCACAACTCGCGTTGCGCTGGATCGCCCGGCAGCACCACATAGGCGAGACTCCAGCTTTCCTCATCCCGCCCCCAACCCACGATCTCCATCTCGATCCGGTCTGCCTGCAAATCGGCTCCGGCAGTAATGAGTACGACACCCGCCGGCAGGATCTGGTCGGCTCGGTACGGCTCGCGCCGCGCCAGCAGCTCATGGGCTTCGGTCTTCATCATGCCCGCCTGCTGGAACGTCTCGGCCAGAACAGTATTCGTGAACGTCTGCATCCGCTCCGGCGACTTGCGGGCGCGCATGAAGTCCTTCGCAAGTTGTCCCCAGGTCGCCCAGGGCGAGTACAACCCGTTCAGCCAGAACCCGGCTGTGTCACCGTCGCCGGCCGCTTCCGCCCGCCACTCTCCGCGTTCCAACATTGCCGGTTTGTGGTGATCCGCGATGGGGCCGTGGCAGCGCTCACATTCGTACAGTGCGGCGCCGGGTTTGCGGTCCGGCCACTTCACTCCACTCCAGCGCAGAATCTGGAAGGCGCCACAGTGCGGGCAAGGCACGTAATACTTCCGCTGGTCCGACTCCAAGTACGCCTGCTCGATCCGGCTGACCTCCGCAACTGTCGGCGTCGACACCATCGCGATCTGCCGGTTGGCAAAAGTGCCCGTGCGCCGGATCGCAAGGTCGACAGGATCGCCTTCCTCTGTGCCCGCCGCGCCGGTGGATGCCGACGGCGGATAGGCATCCACTTCGTCCATCAGCAGGAACCGCGCTGGCATGGACCGCAGCCCCACTGAGCTGTTGGCGCCGGTGACCACCAGCACGCCGCCCGGAAACTCCTTCGCCAGGATCGTGTTGCCGGAATCGCGTTCACGCGGGTCGGACACCCGTTGGGCCAGCACAGCCGTGTTCTCAATCAGCGAAGCAATCCTCTGGCGGGAAAACCGCTTGGCGATCTCGACGGTCGGCTCCACCAGCATTGTCGGGCCGGGTGTGTAGTGAATGATGTAGCCCAGCATGTTCAGCAGCACTTCGGAGCCGCCGATTTGCGCCGGCTTCATGAATACCACACGCGAGTACGGCGACGACGGGCTGAGGCAGTCCATGATCTCCCGCAGGAAGGGCGTCCGCAACGTGCGCCACCGGCCCGGCTCGCCGGCCGACACCCGCGATAGGATTCGGTGCTGGTCGCTCCATTGGCTGATGGTGAGTTCGGGATCGGGCCGTAACGCAGTCGTGAGCGCGTTGCGAACCCCGGCCAGGATGGCCTGTTGATCAGATGGCGTCGATTGCATTGGTCAGCGCCTCCAGTTCGCGCGAGAGTTCGGTCTTCAGGGTCACGTGGATTTTCTTCGGGTCGCTTTCCGCCGCCAGGACTGTCGCCAGCCGGTCCGGCAGGCTGAGGATGCCATCGCGGAGGGCCCTGCCGGCATCGGCCATCGATTTCCGGACCACTTCGGCCTCGATCACCTTTCCCTGACGGACCTCAAACTCCAGCTTCCGCAGCTTGGCCCGGAAGACCATTTCGACGGTACGCGCCTGCGCGAAGCTGGTGCCCGTCTGCCCGCCCAGCGAATCGGCCGCCGGTCGGAACTGGGGCGGTGGCGTGGCTTGCGGTGGCTCGACGTCGATCGGCTTATCGTCGAGGATGGCATCGCTGGCGGCCACGTCCACCAACTTGCCGCGCATCACGAGGATGCCTCGCTGCGCCAGGCGCGTAATATGGGAGCGGTTCACCTTGCGGTGGCGGCTGTACTCCGCCATCGTCATCAGGCCCGGCGGAGACTGTTTCACCATGTGTTGACTCCTGTTGACTTGTGTTGCCTACTTTTTTGGGCCTGACGGTGCGCGATCGCAGCCGTTTTACCATGCGCGGCCCGAGTTGGGGGTCAGGTCCCATGTTTTCAGTGAGATGCACAGGCTTCTGCTGAGGCAGAGGCCCGGCATCCCTCAGCAATCCGAACCAAAGTGGCAGCGACCTCTTCGGCCTTATGCAGCGGCACTCGGCCAATGCGGAAGATGGAGTGCTCAATCGTGTACCAATGGCGTAGGCTTGGATCGAGATCGCGGAAGAGTGCAGAAACCTCGGCGTATGGACCAGGCGCCAAACAAAAGCTGGCCGGTGTTGTGTCCAATGTCAGCCAAGCCGATTTGCCGCAAATCGCCACCAGCACCAAAGGACGCCGCTCCCGTAGACAGGCACACCGGTGCGCCTCCATCCTTCGCTTCTGGGTGACGGGGCAGATGACGTAGCCCTTCTCGCGCCAGCGATCGCGGACCAGCCAACCACGGCCGATCAGGCCCAGCGCGTCTTTCCCGCGAGAATCTACTCCGCGTGTCGGCTTGGCGCGGAATCGCCAGTTCAGCTCTCGTTCATTCACCGGACCATATCCCGCCGCCAGCATCGCGCCCTTGAAAGCGCCATTCCTGATGTAGAAGCCGTCAGGCTCGCGCTCGAAGTCATGCTTCATGCCGTAGCTGTTGCGAAGGAAGATGGTCTTGGCCGGCACGAGCACCGCTCCTATCCAATCCACCAGGGTTGCCCGCTGCTCCGGTTCGAGCCGCTGGAATTCTTCTGGATCGTTGGCTTCCCGATGCCGCTCAGCTAACTCATCCATCCGGGGCCAGATCGTTCTTTCTCTCGGCTGAGTCTGCCGCTGGAGCTTAGATGTCTCGTTTGCGTTTAGGCCGTTTTTCATACTCGTTCGTCTCCTATGACCCGGGTTGAGATGCGAGCACATCCCGGATCCACGTCACCGTCACTGTTTTGCCCAACCTATCCCCGCAGGTTAAGTAATTGAAAACACAAGGCCTGCGGGGAAAGCGGGGATAGAAACCAGCACTCTCTTGTTCCGGCGCGTGTAATCGCATGTGGCATACGAGATTTGTCCCTTCGCGCGTGAAAGTGCCGGAACCTATCCCCGCTATCCCCGCAGATTCTTTGTTTCCATAGAGATAACCTGCGGGGATAGGCATTTCCTGTCCCCGCAAATCGGCGGGGATAGCGGGGATAGCCTTGTGGAAATCAGCCATTCCGCACCACCTTCCAGCGCGCCACCTTGTCATGGAGGTCTTTAGCATCGCGCTCGATCCGCGCCTGGGAATCGCCGTACCGCCGGCCGAGGTGTTCGCTGAACGCAAAACCCAGGCGCTGTTTGAAGAAGCCCTCACGGTCCATCGCCTTGGCGATCAGATCGGGCAGCGCCGCCCGCAGTCCTTCGGCGCGATCCGTCACTCGGGTCTGCCGGTTGGTCTCGTTCCAGGTGCGCTCGCTCATCCGCTCCCACACCTGCGAGACCGTGAACGGCTCACCGTAGAACACGGTGTCCAGCGTCTTCAGGAAGGCCTCCCACTGCACGGATTCAATGTCGGCTTGGTCGTACAACTGATTGGAATTGGCCAGGAAGCCCTCGATGCCGGCGTGTTGGAGAATGCCGCCGATGATCACGGACCAGTCCTCGAAACTGCCCACTGGAGTGAGATCGGGTTCCCGGCGCCCCGCCACGAACCAGGCCCTGGCCAGCGTGAGCAGCGCGGCCAGGAGTTCACCGCGATGCTTCAGGACATATTCTTTGAGCCGCTTGTGTCTGAATCCGGTGCGCTGGAACGGCTTCGAGCATCCTGCGTCCATACGGGACCAGTAGCACCTTCTCGGCATATCGCCGCCCAACTGGATGTTGTTGCCAGTCGCGATCCAGGCGCACCGGACCGGCAAGTTGATGGTCTGCGACTTGCCCAGGACGCGGTCGCCGTGGGTGGTCTCCGTCAATGCTTTGCAGAAATCTCCGCTATCCAGCCGGTAGTTGACGTTGTCAATCACCACGACGGCGGACCCCTCGCGCAAGACGGAGGTCAGAGCTTTCCTCCATTCCTCCGAATCGCGGGGAGCTGAGAACATGGCGGCTTCGCGGCCGCTGGTTGTGAGCGACACAACCTCGGACAGCAACGACTTGCCCGTGCCCGCCGTGGTCGCATCGAACAGTGCCAGCGGTGTCGGGCCCTTGATGGCCGGCCGCACCACGGCCGTGAGCATCGCCGCGATAGCGTTCGTCCGGCTGGCCGCATCCACGAAAGGGAAGTCCGCGATGGTATCGTGCACCATCTCCACCGCAACATCGATGTGATCGGCGGTGGGATGATCCGGGATCTCAGGGATGTCGAGTCCATCCTGCTGCGCGTAGAACAGCCGGCTCTGTTCGTCGTAGCCTGGCACCGTGATGATGGTGCCGTCTTCGCGGAGCGCCGGCGCTTCGATGACGCCCTGAAGTGCGGGAAGCTCCCATTCCATGGGCGGCATCGCCAGAATGTCCTTCACCATATCCATCGGCGGTGGACAGTTGGTGGCGCCATCCATCGTGATCTCGTAGTAGTCGGCGGCGCGCGTCAGCCGGTTTCTGAGAATTCGGTCGGTGGCTTCGGTGATGATGTGACGGCCGTTCTCCTCCTTGTAAATACAAACCGGCTTGCCAGCGCGGACAAAGATGGATGGCGGAGTGTTGAACGCCCGCAAAGCCGCCATGCTCTCCCGAGTTACATCACGCAGTTGTCGATCGTTCGCCTGGATGTTGGGCAGGCCGGAACGGCGAGGATGCCCGCCGTCGCTGGTTTCACCCTTCCCGCGCTTCGCACGCTTCGGGATGCCCAGCACCACGGGGCTGGCGATCTTGTCACGGTGGTTGCACTCGGCGCAGTAGTTGGCGCATCCCAGGTCGCCACCGATGAACTTGCAAGTGGCCGGTCCGGCAGCCCCCATCGCCTGCTTCAGTTTCTCGGCGGTTTCAGTTTCGGAGTACTTCGGATACGGAAGGCTGAGTTCGTGGGCGAGGTGAACTCCGTCTTTGCAGCGGCCCACGATGGAGAGCATCCGGTACCACTCCGGTTCCGGAAGAGAAACTGCATCGTCTTTGCAGTGGCGGATCCAGGAACATCCGGCGAGCACCCGCAGGAACTCGGCCGTCGGCTGCTCGGGCGCCGGGCCCTGCACGTGAGCTTTCAATTCCGGATCGGCTTCAAGGTCGAGAAAGTCCTCGAAGTCCGACGGATTGTACCGGCGGCCACCTTCGATGACCTCGTAGCGCACCAGCACCGGCTCGGCCTGCTTCCTGTTGTAGGTGCCGGGCAGCCGGAGCAACCGGCAGAGATCGGCGGTTCCATCCATTACCCAGCCGCGGTCCAGCGCGCGGTTCTGGAGGTACTTCTGGAACGCCTTCGAGAGAGCCTTCGCCTTCTTGCGCTCCTTGTCGGAGTCGAGTTCCCAGGGCTCTTTGAACAGCCAGTACGCCTGGATGCCGCCGCCGGTGTAGACGATGACGGTGGGCTTGAACGGGACCGCCGTTGCGATGCTCATGGCGTCGTCGATTGTAGGCGGCAGAGCGAGGGCGACGTGGTTGGGGCCGGCCGTGTCGATGTCCGCCCAGAGTGCGGGCAGCGAGATCACGCCCACCTCTTTGCCGCGGCCTCTCTCCGGGCGCGTCCCCTGCACCCCGACCGCGACGTATACGTTGCAGTGATCGCGGAGCTGCATGGCGGTGAACGCGGCGTCCAAGTGCCAGCCGGGCCGATCCAGGTGCGCGAAATGCGACACGTTGCTAGGCTTGCAGAAAAGGGCCAGGACACCACGTTCCTGACCATTGAAGAGGCTGCGCAGAAAACCGCTGGCGGCGCGAAAGTCCGGCTGGCCGGCAAGATCGATGGCGATTACGCGGTTGACCGGCTCCGGTGGGGACGTGCCGGGTGCCTGGATTCGGTCACTCATTGCGAACCCCAGCTTTCAGATCGAGCCCGGCGCTGACCGCGAAGAAGTTCCTGGCGATTTGCCGCAGGGTTTCGCGCTCGGCCTCCTCGACAGTCTGCAGCCTCTGCAGTTCTTCTTGGTCGATGTGGGCTTCGATGCACTGCCGCACCATCAGCCGCAACGTGGACGGCGGGATCGCGTCCACCTCGACGCTCTCGCCTTCGAAATTGCGGCTTCGCGAATCGCTCTCCTTGGTCGGCCTCGTGGGCAGTTTCAGCCCCTGGATCTGGTCCCGCGTGACGGCGACGCGCCGGAAATGGATGTCGGCCTTCGGTGCGAACTCCCGAATCCCCGCCTCGACCACCCGCGTGATGTCGCATCCGCTGGGGTCGTAGTCGCCGAAATAGTACAAGTACGCGGGCTTCCCGGTTCCCGCGATGGCTTCCGCCGCCTCATAGAGATAGGAGATGGAGGGATAACCGCGCGTCACCATGAGCGGCACGTCGAACTCGGCCGTCACGTCGTAGAGCACGCCGGACAGGGCGTCCTTTTCGAGCCAGATCTCCACGTAGCTGGACTGGCTGTTCCACAACGCGCGCCGGTAGAACTCCCGCTGCCGTTCCAGCATGTCGACCAGTCCGGCGTAGGAAATGGGCTTGCGCATCCACCTGGTGTTGTCCGCGATCCAGCCGAAGGGGATTTTTCCGGCGCGGCGCATGGCCGTCAGCAGGCGCACCACCGTCTGCTTGTACTCACCCTCCGTTTTCGCAATCACGCGACGGCGGACGAGTTGGTAGAAGGTCTGCCGCACAGTCGCTGGCTGGATCTCTTCGAGGATCTCGCAGATCGATTTCCGGATCGCGTCCATTTCCGCGCGGGTGCGGCGGTGTGTA